ATGCTTTTGCAGCTGGTACTGAATATGTAAGAATAGTTTCTACAACAAACTGCCATATTACATTTGCTGGATCACCAACTGCCACAACTAGCTTGCCTTATTTGCCAGCAGGAGAAATAGAAATTATTAAAGTTTCTCCAGGTGAAAAAATAGCAGCTATTAGAAATAGTGCAGATGGTACTTTATTTTGTACTGAACTATCTGAGTAATGGCTAAGGTAAGAGCAACCGAATGGAATGCTGATGCTACTAAGACTAAATATATAAAAGAGTCTGATGGCAAATTAACTATTAATAATCAGCAAGATCTCAATCCTTTAATGAAAAGGAATAAAAGACTTTATACATTAAATGATGGATATACAAAATCCAAAGATATGAGAAGGGTTGCTAGTGTACCACCTATTATTCTTCAAATATGGTCAAAAGAATATAATGGAACTAATAATTGGTGGGGATTACCAAAAGAAATTCAAAAAAAAATTATGAGAACTAAACTTAATAGTAATGAGTTTAGATATTTTAGAACATCAGAAGGAAGTTTATAATGTTAGCAAATATATCAAAAGCATTTTGGAAATTTGCAAATAAACAAGCAAATAAAAAAGTATATAAAATTGGACATAAAAGAACAAGTTGGAAAAACAAATGGGATCCTAAAACTGGTAAAAAAGTCCATCAAATGGATGCTACTGAATTAAGAAATTACAAAAGATATGACTTTCAAGGTAAACCAATTAAAGGACATAAATTTAATAGATTAGAAAGAAAACATTTTGGTCCTAAGATTCAAGAATGGTCATCAATTAAACATTCTAAATTACCAAAATATATGAAGGGTTAAAATGGCATTATCAACATACGCAGAATTAAAAACAGGAATAGCTAATTGGTTAAACAGAACAGATTTAACTGACGAGATTGCTGATGATTTTATTAAACTTACAGAAGCAGATTTCAATGCCAAATTAAGAATCAGAGCTATGGAACAAATAGATACCATAACTATTGATTCAGAAACAGAATCAGTTCCAACAGGATTTATAGCAGTTAGATCATTTTATATATTACTTTCATCTGTAAAACATCCTTTGGAGTACATTACACCACATAATATGTTTGAAATTAGAGGAGGATCTCGAAGTGGTAGACCTAGAGCCTACACAATAGAGAGTGATAATGAAACAGAAACTTTCAGATTTGGTCCTTCCCCTGATACTAGCTATACTGGTTATTTATCATATTATAAAGCTATATCACCTCTTAGCGTCTCTAACACATCCAATTGGATGCTCGCAAATCATCCTGCAGTATATCTGTATGGATCCCTTTATCATGCATCTAACTTTTTAGGTGGAATAGATCCACAACAAGCACAGAATTGGTTACGAATGTATTCTACATCTATGGAAAGATGCGATAATAACGACAAACAAGATTCATATGGTGGAGCACCTGTTACACAAAGAACAGATGTTCAAACCGACTTATCATTTTATAGGAATAGATAATGCAAGTACCTTTTGGAGAATGGCTACCTGACCAACCTGATCATGGCAAGCAAGGAGCTAATGTAGCAACTAATGTTTATCATGCAGCAAATACTTATAAAAGATTTCCATCTTTAGTAAGTTATAGTGGATCATCTACTGTTGCTCAAGATTCTAGAGCTGCAGGTTCATTTAGAGATAACTCTAATACAGTTTATAACTTTGTAGCAAATCAAGATACTTTATATAGTTTGGCATCAGGAACATTTTCAGAGTTAGGTGCAGGAGGAAAATTATTAAGTAATTCTTATGCCACTTGCACAATAACAGTTTCTGATTTTTCGAACATAGCAACTAATTCAACTATTATTCTAACAAAAAATGATGGAACAACTGTTACCTTCACTTGTCAAGGTGCTGGTACTGGAACACCTGCTACAAATAAATTTTTTCATAATCAAGATAATGATACTACAGCAGATAATATTTTTACTTGTATTAATGCTCATGCCGATTTTTCAGCAGCTAACCCAGCTTCAGGAACACCTGTAGTTGTTGTTACAAGAGCAGCAGCAGGTGGGGATAATCTTACAGTTACTTCTTCAGATACTACTAGACTAGCAGTTACAGATTTTACTGGTGGTACACCTTTAACTGGAGATAATACAGACTTTGGAACATTTACGCAGTTTGGTGAATATGTAATATTTAGTAATGGAGTAGATGCACCTCAATATTATTTAATGGGAACATCTAGTGTATTTGCTAATCTTAGTACAATAGTAACTGCAGGTACAGCACCTACATTTAGAGTTTCAGGAGTTGTCAGAGACTTTTTAGTTACAGGTAATATTACCAGTGCAACAAATAGAATTCAATGGTCAGGTATTAATGATATTGCTACTTGGTCAGGCAAACAATCTGATTACCAAGACCTTCCAGGTTCTGGTGGACAGGTGGTTGCAATAACCTCTGGAGAGGTTGGATATGTGTTCAGGCAGAATCAAATAATTCGTATGGACTATGTCGGAGGAGCAGTCGTATTTAGGCTTTCAGTTATATCTCCAAATAGAGGAGCTATATATGGAAGAACAGTATGTCAGGATAATAGACAAATTTTTTTCTACGCAGAAGATGGTTTTTACCAAATAAATGGTGATCAAATCGTGCCTATTGGGGTAGAAAAAGTTAATAGATTTTTTGATTTAAATTTAAATAAAGCATATTCAGATAGAATTTGTGCAGCAGTAGATCCATTTAATCAGTTGGCTATGTGGTTGTACCCAAGTACAAATAACAAATCGAATACTACTGGTATATGTGATAGAATTATAATTTATAATTATGCTACTAAAAAATGGTCATTAGCAGAAGCAAGTGCTAGTACAATTTTCTCACAGTTTGTAGGAGCATATACTGTAGAGCTTATGGATATTATATCTCAAAACTTAGAAAACATTAATGCTGCATTAGATACAGATTATTGGTCTGGTGGACAAATGTTTTTAGGAGCAATTGATTCGTCTTATAAAGCTGCAATCTTTTCAGGAACAGCTAACGAATGTGAAGTAGAAACTGCAGAGTTAGAACTATTTCCTGGATTAAGAGCAAATATAACAGGCGTTAGACCTATTGTAGATGCAACAGCAACATTAACAGTTAAAGCTAGAGAAAGATTAGCAGATACAGAATCTTCTACAAGTTCAGTCTCTATGCGAGATAGTGGAATTAATCCAGTTAGAAAATCTGGAAGATATATAAGAGCAAATGTTAAAGTAGCCTCTGGTACTACATTTACTCATGCACAAGGAATTGATCTTATAGCATCAAGAGCAGGTACACGATGAGTGATGAAAATAATATAGATAACGTTAGATATTCAATGGAAACACAAGAGTATTTCCAAAGACAATTAGAGTCTAGTGTTAATGAATTAATAAATAAAAATAATACTGAAAGCGATAAAGCTTACAGTTGGTTCATGAATTAGGGAGAATTATGGCAGGAACATATATAGGAAAATACGATACAACAGCAGCAAATAATACAGCTACTTCAACAGGTTCAGTATCTGTTGCAGAAGGTATGTTGCCTTCTAATATCAATAATGCTTTCAGAGATATTATGGCAGATATTAGGCAGTTTTATAATTCTGTTGAATGGATCGAATATGGAGATGGAGCAGGAACTTACACACCAGCTTACGCATCTTCTACAAGTTTTACAATAGCAGGAGTTGATGTAACTTCAGCTTATCATGTTGGAAGAAGGGTTAAAGTAGTAGCCTCTACACCAGGAACAATTTATGGATCAATTACAGCTACTGCGTTTTCAACAAATACTACAGTTACAGTTTCCTGGGATTCAGGTTCATTATCAAATGAAGCTATAACTTCAGTACACATTGGAGCTATTAGTGCATCAAATACATCTATGCCTGAAACTACAGCTATAACTGGAGATTACACATTAGATGTTTCAGGAGATATTATTTTAGATGCTGATGGTGCAAATGTTACTATTAAAGATGGTGGTACAACTACATTAGACATAGTTTCAAATGGTGCTACAGATGTAACACTAGATGCTCCTGGCGATATTAAATTAGATGCAGATGGTGGAGATGTATTTTTTGTAGATGGTGGTACTACTTTTGGAAGTGCTACTAATACTTCAGGAAATTTAATACTTAAATCAGGCACAACAACTGCTTTAACATTTAGTGGAGCTAATGCTACAATAGCTGGAGATCTTACAGTATCTGGTGATGATATCACTATGGCTACTAATACATCTGGTGCAGCTTTAATAGCAGATGGTACGAATTTTAATCCAGTAGTTATATCTGGAGATATTTCAATTGGAACAACAGGAACAGCAGCTATTGGTTCAGGTGTAGTAGTTAATGCTGATGTAAATTCTTCAGCAGCTATAGAATTTTCTAAAATGGAAAATCTAACTGCATCAAGAGCTTTATATTCAGATAGTAATGGTGATGTAACTGTTAGTGATGTTACAAGTACAGAGCTTGGTTATCTAGATGGAGT